GCAATATTTAAACAACGTTGCAAACACTGTCTTAACGGGCATGAGGAATGGTGTGCTAGCTCGTGATATTGCCAAACAGTTATCTGATGACTATGGCGTAACTCAGCGTCGAGCCCGATTCATTGCCCGCGATCAAACCGCCAAAGTTAACGGCGAGATAGATAAGCGGCGTCAAGTTGATGCTGGCTTTGAATATTTCCAATGGCTGGATAGTGATGATGAGCGAGTAAGGCATAAGCACCGCTTAATTGCTGACAAGAAAACCAAGTACGGCAAAGGCGTTTACAGGTGGGATGACCTACCAAAGAACGATAAAGGCGAAACGATACAACCTGGCTCTGATTTTGGGTGTCGCTGCACAGCACGAGCCAAAACAACAGAATCAGTTGAGAAGTATATGAACAGGAAAAGCAGCTAATGACACGCATAACCGTTCAAGACAAAAGCACGTTTAAGGTGACTCATCGAGAGTTTACCGATGAAGGTTTTTTAAAAGTACCCGGGCGTGTAGCCAAAACAGGCACGCAACAGTACACACGCAAGGAATTACAGCTTGATGGCGATCCAAATGCGATCGTGACTGTTTATCGCCCAGAAGACGAAGTATTCAAAGCTGAATCGCTCGACAGCTATAACGGTGCAGACATTACCATTCGTCACCCTGGCGAATTAGTTAACGCCAAAAACTACAGCCAAACATCAAAAGGCATTGTCCGTGGCGCTGGTCGTCGTGATGGTGACTTCGTATTAGCTGACTTAGTCATCAAAGACCAAGCAGCCATCGACGACATTAACGCCGGTAATGCTGAGCTATCAGCAGGCTACACAGCAGACTATGTAGAACAAGAAGGAACCGCTCCAAACGGAGAGACTTACCAGTATGTGCAGCGTGACATCAAGATTAATCACGTTGCAATAGTGCCTATGGCACGAGCAGGACGGCAAGCCCGTATTTTTGACAACCACCAACAAAGAGAAATGACCATGACACACAAAATCGTTTTAGATTCTGGTCGATCTGTTGATGTAGAGGACGAGGCAACGGCTCTGCTCGTTACTGATGCATTCGACAGATTGAACAAAGAGGTTACTGACTCCAAAGCTGAGATTGAACGCCTGAAGGCCACAATCGACGCCAAAGATGAAGAAATCAAAACACTTAACGTTAAATCCTCAGACGAAGAGCTAAAAACTCGCGTCGAACGGATTGCAAAAGTAAAAGACGCTGCTCTAAAAATTGTAGGCGATCAATTCACCACTGACTCAGTAGACGATGTGGAAATTATGCGATCTGCAATGCAAGCAGTACGTCCAGCAACAGACTGGAAAGATAAATCACCTGAATACATTCAGGCTTCTTTCGATATGGCGCTGGAATCGGCTGAAAAATCACCTGAAAACAAAGCAAAAGAGCAGTATCGCCGCTTAGCTGAAGATGGTGAACGAGGCCAGCAATTAACCAATGACGCATACGAAGACTACAAAGAGCGTATGTCCAAACCAAGCGCACAGGAGGCTTAATCATGGCTGTACAAGGCGGATATGCAATTAACCATAACAAAGCCCTTGCAGGCATGATGGTTGATTCACAAAGAAACAACACTGTATCAAAACTCAACACTACCGACGCAACCGTGCCTTATGGCGTGGCTGTTGCTCGTGATGGTGAAGAAGGTTTTGAACTGTTAACCGATAGTTCTGTTATCGCTGATGTTGTCGGCGTGCTTCGTCGTGAAATGAATCGCGCTGTAGCGGATGGCGACATTCACGGTGTTCCAACAAAACGTGATGGCAGCGTATTAACCGTAGGCACTATTTACGTCCCTGTTATTGCAACAGTAACAGCAGGTCAAGCGGCTTACGTTGTGATCGGTAACGGTACTGACTTAGATACAGTCGGTCACTTTTCAAATGCAGCAGGCACGGGTGCTACTACAGCGATTGCAATGCCTAATGCGAAATTTATCAGCGGTGCTGCTTCTGGCGGTTTAGCTGCATTATCAATTGTCGTAGGAGGCTAAACATGGGACACAAAACCGTTACGCTTGATCGTGACTTGCCAGCATTGGGTCTGGCTAAAGGCGCGGTGTTAAGCTTTGATGAAAATATTCGCACGATGGATGATGGTG